TTCCCATATTTTAGTTTCCATATATAGTCTCCTGTGCATACTTGATTTGAACATCGTCTAGGTACATATTGTCAGGGTTAAAAGCAAGGCTGACATAGTTGTTACCTGTCTGGTCTGCCCGCCCGTATCTGTTCTTGACTGGGGCTACGCAGAGGTAGATGTCATCACCTTGTTTCATCTGACCGATAGTCAGAATCATTGCAGGAATCTGATTGACTAGACCCTGAATGGCTGACCGTGGCTGGCAAGGATAGCCCTCAAAGCCTTCTTTAGTATGGTGTAGAACAAGCACTGCTGAGTTGGTATCTCTTGCAAGATACTTTAACTCCTTCATTGCTGCACGCATACCTTGGAACTCTTCGTGACCATCCATTGCTATATCCATTAGATTGTCTACGACAATTAAGACTGGACTTCTACCCCACACAGTTTCAAAGGCTGAGACTTCATCATCTAAGTCTTTAAGTGTAGGAGTAGATTCAAACGACCAGAACAAATGATTGTTGAGGGTTAGGATTTCTTCTGCTTTGGCTGGGTCCTTCTTCAACAACTGTTCTGCGTTGGCTTGACTTGTCCTGTTAGACATAGCAATTAATCGCATAGCCATTGTGTGAGCGTTGGTATCTGCGCTGAAGTACAGCGTAGGTAACTTTGCTCTGGCTGCGATTGCCAGTGCAACTGATGATTTACCTGCACCTGGAGTGCCTGCAACCATCGTAATTTCTGCACGGCGCAGGATAATTCCTGCTCGTTCAAAAGCCGCAAAAGCGGGTGGCAATGGTTCGCCACCCACCTCTGCTTTGCTTACGCTACGTCGGAGTGTTCTCACTACTTAACCTGGTCGGCTACGAATGTGTTCCACTCAGCAGAACCAGCCTTAACGTACTGGTTCTTACACTTATCAAACGCACCCTTCGGTGCTGGACAGAAGTAACCACGATATGTACTACCGTCTTTACCTGTGCCTTGGATAGCAGTCATCTTGCCGTGAGGGCAATTCTTACCGCCTCCAACTGGTGTAGCCCAACCATTTGCATTGTAATCTGCTGATGGTGTTGGCTCTGAAATGATAGACGCGCCAAGTTTGGCGGCTATCTGTGCTGGTGCCATTGGTGCTGCTGCACCTTTGATTGCTGACTCTAGTTCTGTTGTTGCAGAAACTAGTGCATCAAGCGCAGTAGAAACTATTTGGTCTAGTTCTTCTCCGCTTTCTGCTCTGACTGTTACAAGACTGCCTGCTGCTGTCTTGACTGTGATGCTTATAGGTGCTTCAGTGCTAGCCACTGATTGTCTCCTGTTCTTCAAATGGAGTAGCAAGACCTTTCTTGTCTCGCCACTGTCTGACTTTCATTGCAAACTTTACACCCTCCCAACCTTCTGCGATGTTAATCCAGACTAGTTTGCACAAGCCTGTACCTGCAGGCAGATGGATGATGATGGCTTTCTCTTTGTTTACGTCTCCCCATTTACCACGGGTTGCCGTGTCAATGAAATACGGCAACCCGTTGGCATAGATAGCCAACTGAATTGCTATATTGTTTGGATGGTCTATACGACCAGTCTTTATATCTGCAATGAATCTTTCACCTTTATACTCAACAACTCTGTCTGGTGTGCCAGCAATTTTGTACTTGTCTAACACACAGAATTGTTCTATAAAGATTTTATTTAGTTGTCTTGTTGCTTTCTCGTAGGCAATTAAGTCCCCTGCCCACTCGTTCGGGACGTTAACTTCTTGTCCCAAATCTATTCGTTCTGCAAATGTATGTAGTGCAGTGCCAATAGTTGCTGCTTTGCTAGCACCTGCTACTTCCATAGCATCTTCTATATACTTGTTAATTGCCATCCTGTCGTCTTGCGCTGCGTTAATTGCTAGTAGCAAATCACTACGCACTGACAAACCTATGGCTGCCATCCGCATCTTCCAAGCGGTTAGTGCTGATGGGTCATCAAGACTATTGGCTATTGTTGTAGCCCGTGTGTAAGCAACTGGTTTGCCTCCACTAGCAGGACGTACTAACGGGCGACCATAACGGTCACGTTCAATTTCTTGTTTCATAAACTCCTAGTCTCCTGTTTAGAGGTAGTGGGCTGGAAAAGGAGACTAATCAGAAACCAGCCCACTGCCTTATGTCAGATAATACCACAGCAACCGTGTGGCTTATCTGAACGGCGTGTTACTGCTGCTCTGTGTCGTGGATATCTATGTTGTAATCGTCAACGCTGTCGCCGTCAAACTCTACAGTTAAATTGTTTTCCACTTGTTCACGGGCATCATCTTCTGAGTCAGCCTCAATGTCTGTAACTGTAAACTCAATACGACCTGATACGGTCCATAGTCTTTTGAGTTTGTCTGCTCCAATATACTCTAGCATTTCATTGACATCATCAACTGAACAAGTAATTTCATCATTGCCTGAGTCGTAACGCTGGCTAAAGAAATCATACACTGATTGTCTGATTGTATGAATCTTAGTTACGTGACGTTCATTCCACTGTGTTTTATCTGCTAGGTCTTGGCGTAGTTGGTCACGCTCTTTGATAGCAGTAATTGCCATATCTTCTGTGAATTTGGTAGTGCTACCATCTTCATTAGTAATTAATAGTTCCATTGTTAGTCTCCTATTTCTTTTACTTCGGTTATCTCCCAGTCGTGGTCTTCGTGAGTGTCATCAAGAATGTCACTGACTAGTTCTTGTGCGTGCAGTTCGTCTTCTGCATCTATTGTGTAATCTCTATGGGTGCTGATTGCTTCACTCACAGTTCTTACTTTGTACTTTGGCATATAGTCTCCTTTATGCTGTTAGTAGTTCTAATGCACGTAACTTAAGATTGTCAGAGCCACCAGACATAGCACGGATGCCTGTTTTGGTACCTGTATCTTGCTTGCCGTGGTCGGCATACTCAACAATTGATTGCCACAAACCGAACTCAGTTCCTCTGATATTCTCTTGTGTCTCGCTGTTGAAGTAGATGTTAGCAGCCTTGTGCCGTGCTGTATTGGCACGGGTTAACTGCATCTTCTCACCAGTAGATAGTAAAGCCAATGGCTTGTTCTCTATGGTAGTAGGTAGCGGGAATACTTTCTTAAAGTAATTAAGAGCGTGTTCCCTTTGAACTTCTTTGCTCATTAGTTTGCCAGCGATTGCTGTATATTCCTGTGTGTTTTGATAAGTCATATCTAAGATATATCTTATCTCGCTGACTTCCAGTTTGCTACCACTAGTATGACGCAAGGTATAAGTAAACTTATTCTTGCCTCTATGTATCTTATTGATTTGATTAGCACACCATAGACGCTCAATGATTGGCTTGATAACTACTGCACTGCTGCCATCGTGGCTGGTTTTAGCCAGGATAAATGCTGCGTGCGGGTCATTGGCTACATTGATTTCATATGGTAATGAAAGCAACATCCATACCTTTGCACCGTGGTCATACTCACCTGCTGCTGCATAGCGTGCTTCACCTGAATCAATCAGACTGTCAAGTGCTGAGAATATCTCACCGTTTTGAAAGACCTGATATCTGTTGCCGACTACACCGATGTTGTCTACTTCTCCGAATGGTGTTGTCTTGATGACTGCCTTCTTGTTACGAACTGGCACAGAGATTGGCTGCTCTGTTCCAGGAATAGTATAAGAGGCTGTCATTTCGTGTAGTGATACTGACCAGTCAAGTCCTGCTTGTCTGGCTACATCACTGGCTGATGTTGCTGTTACTGCCGTGCCTGACTTGACCCAATTGGATAAGTTTTTCTTAGGCACATTGATTGTTGCTGTTGTCATTTGTCTCCTTGGTTTGTTGTTGTGTGTCCCGTGTTCGCAGATGGCGGGACCACCCATCTCAACGTCAGTTATTAGTAGAATAAAGGTAACAACTAATAACCTCTTGCGAAACTAATACCATTTGTGCTTGCGCCAATGCGCCCAAGCCACTGATGGTTTGCCGTAGCGGTGCTTGATATACACCAGCCCCCGTGCAATTTGTTCGGGGGCTGGGGTAGTAGGTTTCATCTTTAATAGTTGTGGAATACCAAAGGCAGATGAGTGTGGGTTATCTGCTGTATGGTCCCAGGCTGATTCCTTACCCCAGAGTTTTTTTAGTGCACGGAATTCTGATATGCCCCACTCTTCATACTGTGCTGAGATGAGAGCCTTGGCGTAATACTTGCTC